GGCGACACTCGCACACTCGATGAGATAAACATTCGTTTAGACACTCAATTAGCGTTAATAAATAAATTAGAGGAAAGGAAGCAAGGAAAAGGATTTGCTACCAAGTCAGCATGGGAGGCAATGACTAAAAATATTGATGCTGAAATTGCTAAAGCCAATATCAAGTTCGATGAGTTATTGCAAAAAAAGGAAAAGTTACTAACAGCGCAATCTAAGCCACAAGCGGCGGCGGAAGAATTAGGCGCTAGCGATACGACTAAGATTGAGATGGAAAAGGCAGCGTCTAAAGAAGCGGCGTTACAAGCACAGCGCAATGGCTTCTTTAATCAGCGTATGGACGTGTTAGCAAGACAGGCAGCTGAGGAAGCGGCAACTAAAGATAGCTTGGAAAAGATGCACAATCGCGACTTTAATAAGCACATGGATGCGTTAGCACGTCAAGCAGATTACAATATCCAATCTAAAAAGCTTGCTGAAGAAAAAGCGCAAGATGATTTACTATTTCAAGAACAGCAAAAACAATTATTGCTAGCCGGTGCTTCAAGCTTATTTGGTTCGTTAGCACAGATTCAGGCTCAATTTGGAGACGATCAAGGCAATGCTTATAAAGTATTATTCGGATTACAAAAAGGATTCGCGTTAGCACAATCAGCGTTAGCTATTTCATCAGCTTGGAATGTCGTAATGACAGACCCTACACTAATAACTGTCGGTCAAAAAATGGCAGCTAAGGCAGCGTTAGCCGGTGCGGTAGCGGGTGGATTAAGTCAAATAGCGTCATTAAATTATGAACCTAGAGCGCAAGGCGGGCAGATTCGAGCAGGTGAAAGTTATCTAGTCGGGGAAAAAGGGCCAGAGTTAATGACAGCGGGAATGAGTGGAAGAATAACTAACGCTAACGATACGTCTAAAATGATGGGGAATAGTGTTAATATAAACGTTGTGAATAATCATTCAGGCGCTAAAGTCGAAGCTAAGAAAGATGATAAAGGCGATATTGTTATCATGGTTAGAGAGTTAATGAATCAAGAAGTACAGAATCCTAATTCAAAGTTTAATAAAGCATTTGACCAGACTCGCAATACTCAGAGGCGGCTAACATGACTACTCCGGCGTTTCCTGCCTATTTAAAGCCAGTTGTTAGTCAGGGTTATTCATTTGGCACATCTAACAATGTCATTGAACAGCCTGTAGACGGTGGATTACCGTTGATGATTTTAGACTATCGTACTTCGATGGTAGCATTTGACGTTGTGTTAGTTTTGACTCCGTTTAAATTCCAAGTATGGTCTGATTTCTACTACAGTAAAATAGATTCAGGTAGCGCAAAGTTTACAATGACTCTCGATGCTGCTAACGGTTTAGAGTCTTGCACTTGTAACGTAGTTCCTAGTAGCGTGTCTCAAACTACTCAAAATCAATTATCATGGATTGTTAGTTTTACAGTGTTAGCAGAAAGCACAGAGGCTCAAGAAGATCCATTTGAGGGTAATTTGTCAGACCTTTATAATCTTTATGGCGATGATATTTTGACAATCATTGACGCTATCGAAGTGTTAGCACTTACTGATTTGCCTGAGATAATGGCATGACGGCGGAGGAAAAATACAGAGAGATACTTTGTCAATACAATAAAGGGCTTTATATTATTGAGACTTTAGAGTTAAGTCATTCGTTATTTACTCAGAGTTATTATCTAACCAGAGAACCTAGCGGATTGACTGCTTATGATGAAAATGGAGTACAAAGAACATTCACAGGTACAAGTATCAATATCATTCTTAATTCTAAAAAATCTGATTTAGACGCTAACTTTTCCTTTACAATTCCAGACCCCACAAATATTTTAGATGATGAAATAGACAGATTGCCGTTAGACAATGACGAAAAAGTTTTATGTAAATATCGTGTTTACAATAGCGATGATTTAACTGAACCTGCTTTTTATGTAAACTTATCGGTGTTTGATGTTAGTCAGCAAAAAGGAATATTCACAATTACAGCTGGCGCGGATTTATTAAACTTTTCAAAGACTGGCGAAGTTTATGATTACAATCGCTTTCCTATGTTAAGGGCATTATGACAATAAATGATTACATCGGGATTCCTTACGACCCATTGTCAAAGCATGGGTTTAATTGCTGGTCATTTGTCGCGTCTGTTTATCTCAATTTATTAAGCAGTAACCTGATTGAATTTAATCTTAAAGACGGCTCACAGCGTGAAATAGCGAGTGTCTTTGCATCAGCGTTAGCAAGTGGCGAGCATGAATTTAAACAGATAGATAAAAAAGAATTACGCAATTATGATTTAGTTTTATTCGCTAGAAACAAGCTTTACCATGTAGGATTGTGGTTAAATGGTAAAGTTATTCACTGCTCATCACGCGCTAACGGCGTTGCTATTCAGACGTTAGATGCTGCTAAAGATGGATTTAAAGAGGTGACATTTTGGCGAAAATAATTCTATTCTCAAAAGATGGATTGCTTAAAAAGCAGTTTATAGAGATTGATTACAATGGTTCAGTCATGGATTATTGTATCGAGAATTATTATAAGTCTGATATTCCTTTTATTGTTTACGAGGGAGATAGGCCGTCTAAAGATTGTGATATTACTTTCGACGTAGAGAAGATGAAAGGGAATGGAACTTATACGATAATTGAAACACCGGCAGAAGCAATGACGATTATCAGCGTTGTTTTAATCGTTTTATCAGTAGCAACAATATTATTATTACCTAAGCCTAAACTTCCATCTAACATAAATCGTCGGCAAGAATCGCCTAACAATGCGTTAGGTAATCGTTCGAATGAGGCTAGGCCATTACAGCGGATTCCAGATATTAAAGGTAAAGTTAAATCTATACCCGATGTGATAATGCCTACTTATCGAACTTTCTTGGGCGGCAATGTTAGAGAGCATGGCTATTATTCAGTTGGTCGCGGGCAAATAACAATAGAAGAATTAAGCGATGGCGATTCATTAATTGATTTAATTCCTAACGCAAGCGCGGGAATATACTACCCTAATACATCGCCTAACAGCGCAACTCCATCGCCATTTGCGACAATAGGTGATTATGTTGCTGAAGATGTTGTAACTCCATTTAGGTCGAATGAGGTTGATGGCGTTGTGTTGTTAGACACTGAACCACAAGGCGCAAAAGATGTTAGTACAGTAACTATTAATGTAATTTTTTACCCAGCAAATGCTTTCCCATTCATAACAGAAGATTCTTTCATTATTTATTCAGATTATTTCGCTGATTATCCAGACCAATATTATACAGGAAACACAGTAATATTAACTGGAGTAACTGTGCTTGATACAATAGGCAATGCAGTTGATATTTCAGGAACTTATGAAATATTACTATCTACAGGAGGATTGCTAGATTTAAGACCGCCAACGATACCATTTACTGTAAACCCTGTTTATATAGCTAGTTCAATGATTTCAGGAACAGTGGAGACGCAAATAAATCAGCCATATTTTCAAGATTACTATATGACGTCAAATATCTATGACGTTGCGATGATTAATATTTCAGCGCCTAACGGGTTATATAAAGATACGGGCGCGGCTGCTTTATTGCCACTAACAATTGAATATTTGATTGAGGTTGACGGAATAGAAAAAGTTGCGGGACTATGGGTAGGTGATGGCACTCCAACTATTTCAACAACAGCAAGTTTTACAAGTAGAACAAAAGCTCCCACAGGAATAACAGTTTCAATTCCGTTAGGATCACAAAAAGCTTTTAGATTAAGATGCAAGCGCACTACAGCAAGATTTGAAGCATCGGGGATATCAGACCAGACAAAGCTAACAGATTTATACGGATTGCAGAATGTTGTAGCTGAAGATTTCGGTGATATTACAACAATACAGACTTTTACGATTGCTAACCAATCAGCAACATCACAAAAGCAAAGGCAATTAAATTGCATTGCTACTGAAAATGTTGATTTATATCTAGGCGGCGGCGTATTTGCGGGAAGTCTAACTGCTAACGTAGATGCCGATGGTAATTCAAGCGCGGTCCAATCGTTTATTAAAGATTCGCTAGACCCTTATATCGGTAATCGTGATATCACAGATATTGCGGCAGACGATATGCTAGCAATGGAATTAGACATAAATGCGTACTTTGGCAATTCGATACACTCGCAGTTTAATTTTACATTTGATTCAACAGACATTACTTATCAGGAATATTCACAGACTCTTTTTAATGCCATTAATTGCATAGCGTATCGAGATGGTACGACTATTAAAGCGATATTTGAAAGGCAACAAGATACACCGGCGATGTTATTCACTCATCGTTCAAAACGTCCTAACTCTGAGACTTATTCGCGTTCTTTTACTCGGTCCATTGAGAATGACGGAGTGGAATTTAATTGGGTAAATCCAGATACTAACGTTACTGACACGATTACTTTATCAGTAGACGGTACAGGAATAACCTATAATCCTAAGACTTTCAACATTGCAGGCATTAGAAACGAGACGCAAGCTACCGTTAGAGCTAATCGAGAATTAAACAAAATTAAGTATAAAAAACTCGATTGCTCGGTTGAAGTAACAGCAGAGGGTAGATTTGTTCGACCTAACGATAGGATTGATATTGTTAAAGGCTCTCGTGTTTTAACGCAAGATGGCGAAGTTATGGACCATACAGGGCTAACGCTAACGCTATCTAGTGATGTTTCCTTTGATAACGTTGCCGATGTTTACTCGATTACTTTAAAGCTTAGCGATGGTTCGACAGAGAATATAATTTGCACGGCGGGCGCTAACAGTAACCAGGTAATTCTATCCTATGCGCCTAGTGAGACATTACGCACAGGGACAGATTCAAGAAGAACAGAGTTTAGTTTTGGGAATGATGCAAGGCATGAATCAGAGTCATGGTTGATACAAGAAATAGACCTTGCTGACAAGTGGTTTGTAAGTTTAAAGGGAATAAATTATACTAACCTTTACTATTACCAAGATACTAACAGCTTAGATGCGTTTAGTGATGGTTTTAGTGATGGTTTTAGCTAACGAGGTTGCTCAATGACTATTCTAACAACTACTGATCTCGAAAATACCGCGTTAGATTGCCTCTTTATTTCAAAAGTTGCTAACGTAGATTATACGTCAACTACTGCTACTAATCGCGATGGCGATGTTATTGATACCGTTATCGGTAGACTTGCAAGATTAGGCTATGAAGTACCGATTGCTTATGCAGGTTCGATTAGTTTCTTAGCTACTGACTACACAAAAACTATTGAAAGAAGCGGAATAGTTTACGCACCTGTCACAAGCGCATTGCCTTTTACGACTTCAGTATGGGGAACAGACGCTGCAAAATTCTTCGTTATTCAAGACACGGCAGTTACCACAGCGTTAGTTACAGACGTTGCGGATTTAGTTACTCTAACAGGTAGACCCGCTAATTCTACAACAATGGGCGCGTTTACATCTTTATACGTTCCAGATTCTTTAGATTTGAAAGCTACATTAGAGGGAATAGGCGATAATATAAAAGTCGTTTATGAGTCTAACAGAATATTGGTTCAGACAATTACGACTACAGCCGTAGCTACTCAAGACATCGTTTTAGATTCTACTCTTTATAGATATTATGAAATTGAAATAATCAGAGCTAGACCAGCGTCAGGCACTACAGCGGCATTGCGTGGCACAATTGACTCGTTAGCATCAGCGGCTTCTTATACAGGTAATTATGAATTAATGGCTGCACCGGCGGCATGGTCAGGTGCTTATTTTCCTATAACTTTTACAGCAACAATGGAAAGTACAGACAGAGTTAGCGCGCAGATAAAAGTATCTAATCTTCTTAATTTAGTTCCTGCTATGGTTGAATCTGAAGCTACTTACACAGTAGCAAATAACACAGCAAACAAAATGACAAATTGTAAGGTTATGGTTGATAGTTCATCAATTACAGCATTACTAACGCTATATTGGTCTAACGGCGTTAATTTTACAGCAGGCACATCAATTAGAGTTTACGGCTATCCTATTTAAAGGTGATTTATGAACATAAGCGGCACATTAGGCACAGAAAGATTTGGAACAAACACGATTACTTTATTCGCAGTAGCTTCAACAATTACTTCGATGGATATGCCGTTAGATTTTATGGAGACTCGCATATACTTTGAGTTTTCAGACGTTACAACATTTGCGACGTTAGTAACTCCATCGGCGGGCACGGTAACTGTTACTGCTACAGAAAACGGCACTACATACGGCTCAGTTTTTATGGGTACTAATATGTCAGTAGCAACAGCAGACTATCAGCGTCTAACGATTTCTGGTCAAGTTAAGAATGTTAAGGCAGTGCCTACAGGAATAACAGGTGCTACTTATTGGCGCATGATTATAGTGAGGAACTGATATGCCATTACCCCCAATTAATGTAAATCCACACGCTTATAAAATTGACACTTTTCAAAAGTATCCCGCTATTTTAGCAGGTTCAGGAAGCGTTCAAGCGGCGGGCAATACAGTTACTCTGACTAACACGTTAGGATTAACTTTTTCTTTAGGCTGTTGGCTTTATCTGCCTACTATTGCGACCACAGGAATAACAGCAGGTTGGTATTTTGTAATAATGTCATCAGGCACGTTAGGAAGCATAAAAGGTACAGGTCAAACGTACCCTAACAATACTCCAGACACGACACAATTTGACGTATTAGCAGACAGCGCGTTCACTGGCGTTTCATCAGGTACAGAGGTAGCGATATTTAATATGCCTATGCCTATATCGTTAGGTGACAGAGGCAAATTAAAATCGCGTCACGGCGCGTTCAAAATGGCGACTACAGGCACAAACGTTGTAAGGTCTAGAGTAGGCAGTTCTTCTACTCCATCAAGTAATTCATCTATGCTCGCACCGTCATTAGCAAATGCTACTTTATCGCAAGTAGAGTTAGGTTATTTGCAAGCGACTGCTACTAATCAGCAGTTTACCGTTGCACAGGCCACTCCTGGTTTAATAGGTAGTACAAATGCTCCACAATTGCTCACCATCGACACATCAGCAACATGGTATTACGCTGTAACAATCGAAAAAGCTAACGCGGCGGAATGGGTTGGCGTTTTATTTACTGATACATGGGTGGAATTATGATTAAGGTATTTAATAAAGAAACACAGGCTGAAGAATTAGCGTTAGAGTTAGCTAAATCAGGTGCTAAGCATATATGCGTTAACGGTAATGAAGTTACGGTTTATACTGGCCAAGACATTCCTAAAGACTAACAACAACATCGTGCAAGAAGCGAGATGAAAAAATGAGTGACGAGAGTTTAGTATTAGAATTGTTACATGAAGTACGAAAAGAGCAAATTCGCGTCAGTGAAATTCATGCAAGTTTTGCTAAAAGTTT